TCCTCGCATTCAGTTCGTCCATGGTAGGGCAGTCGTCGAGTTCTTTCTGTGCCTCGGTGACCATCTTTGAAAGCTGTCGAGCCCATGATTCGATAGACGACGATTCCCTTTTGCATATGTCCTCAATCGTTTCATCGTCCGGGAATTCCTCTTCCGGTTCCTCTGTGCCGGTTTCTGGATCATCAGGCACAATGCACGACGCACAAGATCCATCCTCAAATACGTCCGTCCCTCCACAGTCTGGACAGGGTTCGGAAACAGGCTCGGAATCCACGTCAATAATCTCTTCGGATTCCGGCTCCGTCGCTGGCTTAGGCTTGGGTGGTTTCGACGGTTTCGGAGGCTTCGGGTTCGCCGCCTCTTTGGCCGCTTTTGCTGCTCCAGCCAATGAGCCTTCCAGAAGCAAAACCGCAGAACGCTGCGTTTTTGGGAGTGCCGAAACGTCCCTATGAAATTGCATGTAAAACTGTGCTGTCCTTAGACTTCCGTCAAATAACCGCTTGCATTCATCCTCCCAACTTCCGTGGGGTACGCCTTTCTTTGCGGCCGCCAATTCCTCGCCAGTTTCGAGTGCATGATTCGTTGCAGAACCGAGGTCTTTTTCGACGTATCCGTGGAGCACATTCGCCTTGCGGAAATGGTCGTGGACTTCCATCGGTAGATTGGATTTCTTCTTAGCCATTGCGGCCTACCTCCGAAAAGAAAAAGCCTCCACCCCGTGTATGCCCAAACCACAGACAGAGAATCTGCCCAGAATTTGCACGGGGGGAGGTGATTCGCGTTTGTGTTGTGATTCAGGCATAACGGAATCCTAGCAACATCGAGTGGAATTGTCAATAGGAATCTCACAAGGTCATCGGGTCGCACGCCTTCACCTCGAAATTAAGGTGCTTAATCAACTGGTCCACGGACACCGGATTACCGTTCAGTCTCACGCCATCTTCCGGAAGTTCCTTTGCCAATACAACGAGATAGAACCCCCAATAGTCATAGCCATGGCTGCGTGCGACTTGTCTAAGCATCTTGTCGAGAACCTTGAATGTCAACCGCTGAGCGTGATACAATGCTCCGTTGTATCTCTTCTCTTCGACAAGCATCAGTCGTTTCTTTTTGAAGTCTTCAAACACATAATCCAGGTTCGACACGGAAAGTCCATCGCGGCTGCTTTTGCAGTTCTCCGGAATCCATAAGCCAAACGGAGTGAAGTCCTCCTTGCGTTGTGGTTTTCGCATAATCACTCAACCCTCCATACGACGATTTCTCTCGTAAGAACGAGCGGCGTCTTGTGTTCCTTCGACCACTCGACCATCTGTGCATTACACTGTTGGCTCTCATATGGAACGGAATAACGCATGGCAACAGGCATCTTGACGGATCGCAACATGTCACCGACGTGGTCCGTGAACTGCCTATCTGGAGCGTTCCATTGTGTCGGTTGGATTATCAAGGCGACGTATGCGTCCGCCAGTTTCTTAGCGAATCCACTGATGATTCCATGCAGCGATTTATTGAATGCGTCAAGCTCCATGTTGGCCAGGTCGGTTGCGTCCTTGCTGTATTCACCTTCCGCTTGCTTCCAGTATGGAGGGTCAAGGTAAACGAGCCTTACGTCTTTCCATTGCGGAGGCTTCGGTAGTTTGACGCGACAATCATCGGACACTAAGTCATGGCACCGTATTTCATGCTCACGTTCAACGATTGGCTTCCGGTCTGAAACGAAGTATCTTCGGAATCGCTTTTTGCATATGTCGATTGTCGATCCTCCGCCAGCAAACGGATCGACGACAATATCAAACGGTTCGGTATAGAGGTACAGAAGGTTATCGAGCCACTTGACTTCCGAGTTCCCGAAGTGACTAGAACCGCTTGTCTTCTCTTGCTGTTTCCATACGTTGTAAATCGGTGGCTCGAATTCCACGGCGTGGCTTGCGGCGGATTGGTGAGGTTTAGTCAAAGCGGCAATGTCGCCATATTGACTTAAACAGCGGTCTACGTCCTTTTGTGATGTCCCCACCTCATCCGCAATTTCCTGTTGAGTCGAACACGCCAGCCACATATCGAAGATCCGCCGGTTGCGTCTCTCCTTGTCGTCCTTGTCCGTGCGTGACAGCCAGTCGCGGATCGTTCGATCAGAGACGCTAAGAATCTTCGCGAGTTGCTTCTTTTTTTCGCTTCGCTCCTTTGTTGGCGTTGCGTTGTATATCCGTTTCGCCATGTCCCTTTTGTCGGACAAGCTAAGCTGCAATCCGTGCGTTGCATTACGCTCAATCGCCAGTTCCAAGAGGTGAGCGTCGGATTCCGTCTCAGTCACAACGACTGGAATATCGCCTATCTCTTTCTTTTTGTGGCTCGTCCATCTATGCCACCCATCGATCAACTCATTGTGTTGATTGACTTCAATCGGCGGAAGAACCGAGAGGTCTGCCGCGTACTTCTGGACCGTTTCCGCACTGGTTTCGATCCGAGGGTACAGATCATCGCGGAATACAACATCCGCAGTCTTGATGGTTTTTGTCATTCGTCCTACCTTAGCTCAGCAAGGCTATGCAAAGAAAAATCCTCCCCACGGGTTATGACAAGCACGGGCCGAGATTCGGCCGAGAACTTCCGTGGGGAGGCGTGTCTTATGTGATTCATTGCTTGTCATACCAGAATCCTAGCGTCTTCACTGTCTTGTGTCAAGAGGAATTCCGAATCAAGTCATTCCAAACGCATCCCGAAACGGCCCAAGCGGGTCCGGTTTACTCTCGGCAGATTTCCTACCCTGCTCATAAACCTGTTTCAAAAGCTTCCGTAGATTCACAGAGGTGAATTCTACCACCGAATCACCGTCAGCTATTCTGGGTTGTTTCTGAATCAGTTGGTTCCATATTTGGTCAAATGTCATAGTCTGAATCACTCCGCTCTTTCTGCTGGAGGATGTATTGAACCATCACCTGAGTTGATGTGTCTCCCGATCCCACCCAATCCCTCGTAGCTTCGGTTGCTTGCTCCAGTGTAATCGGTTCTGGCTTGTCGAATCGCTCTATCAATTCGTCGAGCGTGAATGCCACGCGAACACGCGGGACTGTGCTTCCTGTTTCGTCTGGATACAGCAACCCAAACGACTTAGGAAAGCTTACGTCTTTCATCGCCAGCCATATGACGCTTGGGGAACTGTCTCTACCACGAATCTTCCCCTCCCGAATCAACTCAGCAATCCGTTGGAGTTTCTGCATTGTTAGGTCGGTTTCCGGTTGGGAGAAGTATTCACGCACAACATTCCAATTCATGTTTCTGCATGCTTTCCCGGAATCCATTCCTATCCACGCTTCCCTCGCTTGTTCTCTCGTAACTGCCATCGAATTAGCTCCCTTCTGAATTCAGATTCCAAACGGTCCATACCTAGCACCACTGGTAGTGCCTTCCGCGATACACTCACGCAACACCGACTCAAATACGTCGCCACGCCACGAATTGCCAGCGGCAAACTCTACGCCGCAGTCGTCGAGCATGTCGAGGCAGATTACCGCACACGCTCCAGGCTCATCGAACACGGTAGCAAGGAATTCCATCTGATTGCCATTCGTTAGTCCGTCGTGCATGAATCGGATCGCGTAGAATCCGAGTCCACTGATTCCGTTTCGGTGCCAACAGCATTCCTTAATCTCGATGTCTTCTCGCCTCATCGTGTCCTTCTCCTTTGCTAGAACAGTAACGCTTCGCTTTCAGCTCGTTTCGTAATCGCTCTGCCAATATTTTTCTTAGCAGCAGCAATGTATTCGTCCTTAATCTCGCACCCATACGCACGACGCCACAGCCTGATTGCGGTGTACAATTCACTTCCGATTCCTGCGAAAGGTGAGAACACAATTTCATCAGGATCGGAATACAACCGCACTAATCGTTCTATCACTCCGAGCTGTAGCGGGCAAATGTGCTTCGTGTCTTTCTCACCTTTCGCTTCGCGGGTATTCAGCGTGTCGGTGGCTTTTATTTCATGCCACGACCAACAGCTTTCCGCCCATTGAATCCACTGATTCCGAGAGACTTGGCCCTTCTCGTTAATCGCTTTCTGATTCTCGCCAGGTGCTCGGAACTTCAATAGGTAATCAGGCAACGCACATCGAGCCTTGGAACGATCCCGTTCCAGTCCGACGAATTGCAGTTCCCTGGACTTCGTCCGAATCGCCTGGGCTTGCGGATTGCGTGAGACAACGAAGTCACCATCGAATATCAGCCCAGCACGTTCGCCTAGCCTGATGTTCAACCCACGGAAATCAAACAACCCCTCACCTCCGGATCGTTTCATTCGCGGAATCTGTGTGACGTGAACCACAACCACGCGGCCGGGTTTCAGTAGCCTTGCGAATTGGCGATAGAAAAAACCCAAGTGAATCTTCGCTTCGTGTTTCAGGTCCTCGCTATTACCGATGTCCTCAGGTTTACTGCTATACGCGAAGACAGTAGGAAAGGGGGGCGAGAAAACCGACATATCGAAACACGCGTCTGGCAATTCTGCCATGTGTGTGATACAGTCGCCTTCGTGAATATGCCACTCGTTACCGTTTAGAATATCGCTCATCGTTTACGCTCCTTTGCCTTGTCATATAGTTCTGGATCTTCTCGCTTCAACCTTGCGAACACTCCAGGCATCCACGCCCAGCGTGACACGAATTCGTTCCATTCCTTCGGACGCTCTCCAATGAAATCGTCCGGAGCACGGTAGTAGGACGCGAACGGAACCGCACCGGCCAGCAAAATTTCTTTGCACCGTTCCTCCGCTAGTTGCGTCGTGTCGTTCTCGTCGAATCCACATAGAACGAAACACCGCACTTGTCCGAGTGACAACCCGCTTCGCTCTCGCAATTGCTTGATGGATTCCGACGTTGTTTCAAGCATCGCTGGCGAATCATAAGCCACGTATATACGTTCCAGCTTCGTTCGGAGTCCACCAATCAGATCAAAGTGCCACCCCTTTGCGATCTTGGAATCAATCCCGCCATGCAATCCGACTTTGCCTGTCTGCCTGCGAAGCATCTCGAATACCGATTCCACATGCGGTTTATTGCACGCGAATAGGTTACTGTCAAGCACCCTAGTCCCGTCGCGTATCTCCAGTTCTCTGATTCCTCCCTCACGTTTCGGAACTACACAGAACTTGCACGAATGCGGGCACCCTCTCGAAGTCATCACGTATCCGTCGCGAAGAAACATGCCGGGCTCGAATTGGCCTCCAGCGTCATCGTACGCTGGCCCTCCTAGCGTTGTTCTCATCAGCTTGCCCCATGCTTCCGCTAGCATCTCTGCCCTCGGCTTGTCCCAACTAAACGTGCAACTAACCGTAGCCTCTTGGAATTCGTCACCGACAAACATATCCGGCACGTCACAGAACACGCCGTCATCATCGGGAGTGTATGACGTTTTCGACGGGAAGACTCTGGCAATCTTCATGACATTGACTCCCGAAAGATTCGTTCCTGTTCTTCCGTGTCTTTCTGCACCATCTTCGCCTTCCGAAGCACATTGGCAACCATAGGCTCTTCGATGTCTGTAATCGGTATGTGGACGTTTAGCGGGTGCTTTGAACCGATTCGGTTGGATCGTTTCACCGCCTGGTAGAATGATTCGTACGAATCCGCCAACCCGCTGAAAACCTGCCTTGTGGCGATCTGGAGATTCAAACCGAAACCGAGTATGGCAGGTTTGCTGATCAGAGTCTTGATTCTGCCTGACTTGAAATCGTCGATCATCACCTCGCGTTTATCTTGCGGTGTCGCTCCGGTGATGCTCGCAGCTTCCGGAAACGTCTTCTCCAGTAACTCTTGCTCTTTGTTGAACATGCACCAGATGATCGTCGATTCTTCCGGCCACTGATCGACGAGGTCCCGAATGAATCCGGGTTTTTTCGTCGGTATATCCTTCCCTTTGTGCCATCCCTTCGCGATTCCACCGAGGGCAGCACGGTTCGCTATTCCGCCAATCTTGTGTGCGAACAGAGATCCGGTTGTGTCGCACGCTAAATCTGTTTGTTCCTTCGTCAATTCGACGTGGTGTTGATGAATATGGATAGGCGGAATCGTGCTTGTGTCCAGGTCGGTCCAGCCGTACGTAGCTGGATTAGTCAGGAAGATGCACCAATGTGAAAGAGCCCGATAGAATCCTTCCAGTGCATGATCCTTCAATGCCCATCGCTCTTGCGTCTGCCCCCTGTTGATGAAGAACCTCGCAAGGAACGAATTCACAGTCGGAAACGCATCGAGTAGAACCGCATGATTCGCGTACTCGATTCGGTCGTTCGGTGCTGGCGTTCCAGTACAGCATAACTTCCATTCGAGTCCTTTGCCAAGGTCGATCAGTCGGTTCCCCCACTTGCCTCCGAATGATTTCAACGTGCTTGATTCATCGAGTACCAATCCGCCAATCCGGCCGCGTGGTAGGTCTTCACGAATCGAATCGTAGTTCGTGATCCCGATTTTGCCACTGCCTGATTCCAGCCATTCAGATAGGTTTGCAGCTTTGACTTGTTCCAGTTCCAGTGAGTCGCCGTAGAACTTTTCCGCCTCTGCGATTGTCTGTTTCACCACCATTAGCGGCGACACAATCAGGACGCACTTGCCGGCCGCAAGTTGCTCAGCAACAAACCGAGCATACTCCAAGATGATAAGCGTTTTCCCAAGCCCACAATCAGCAAAGACTGCAAACTTGCCCTTCTCAATCGCCATCTCGACGATAGCTTTCTGGTAATCGAATAGCCCGTCAATCGGAGTGTATTCCGATGGCGTTTCGCGTGCAACGTCAATGCCAATCCGCGATGCGTATTCGTCAGGGAATGACGCCACCATTCCGGTAATCTTGTAGATCGGTAGCTGCTTGATCTTCAGGAACATCGAATAGCTTTCGACGCTGTTCAAGTCCAGTTGGATATTCATTCCGGACACCCCCTGCAATCAATTCCGAATTGGTCCGGACTGAGATACGCAATCGGAAGTTTATAGTCGCGTGCCATGCTCAATTCATTTTCGATGCCTTCCGAATCCTGCCACCCCGGAAGCATCAGGACGTGAACCGCTTCACACGCTGCCAGAATCTCCGCGTCGAAATCCGCCCATTGTTTCCAGTCCCAATCAAGATCGCACTCGGTTGCGATTCCGTGACTGTGAGCGATTGGCGACAACGCCGGAATTCCTTGTGCCAGCAATTCGCCAGCGGCTTTACAAGCCATTCGATACCGCCATTCCCTGACGGATGGCCTTGAATGACTGTATGGTGATGCTAGGTATATCAATGCTTCTTCCCATTCAGGCTAGGTTTACGCGTGATGTAATCAACCGAACTGATATCTGTCGTACATGTATCCTTGTAGGGCTCCCCACGCTTTGTTATGTGACGCAAGACAATGCGGTTCGGAAGAC